GCGCAAAGAGGAATATGTGGACAAGCTGGACAGCCCGAAGTCGCTGTTCTTCAAAGCCCGCATGTTTATGAAGTACCTGCCCGAAGAGTTCACCGGCGGCTGGGATGCGAAGAAACACGCCCCATACATGCGCCTGAAGTTCCCCGCGACCGATTCGTACATGACGGGCGAGGCGGGCGACGGTATTGGTCGTGGCGACCGGACCGGGCTCTATATCGTTGACGAGTCGGCGCACCTCGAACGGCCTGCGCTCATTGACGCTTCACTATCCGCCACGACGAATTGCCGCATTGACGTGTCGTCCGTCAACGGCTCGGCCAATCCGTTCGCCCAGAAGCGAATGAGCGGCAAGATTGACGTGTTCCGGTTTCATTGGATTGACGACCCCCGCAAGGACGAGGCGTGGTATGCAAAACAATGCGAAGAACTCGATCCCGTGACCGTCGCGCAGGAAATCGACATCAATTATAACGCCAGCGCTGAGGGTGTGTTGATCCCGTCGCTCTGGGTGAATGCGGCGATCGACGCGCATGTCAAGCTCGGCGTCGAACCGACCGGTTCGATAGAGGGCGCGCTGGACATTGCCGACGAGGGGGTGGACAAAAACGCTTTTGCGGTCGGCAAGGGCATTCTCCTGACGCACATTGAAGAGTGGAGCGGCAAGGATAGCGACACGTTCGCGACGGTCCAGCGCGCCGGTGAGCTCTATCAGGACTACGAATGCACGCTGTTACGCTACGATTCGGACGGTATGGGCGCTCTGGTGCGTGGCGACATTCGCGTTATCAACGAACAGCGCGCCGAGCGCAAGCTAAAGCCGGTCCAGGTCGTGCCGTTTCGCGGCTCGGACGGTGTGTATCGGCCCGAAGCGCAGGACGTGCGCGGACGGCTCAACAAAGACTATTTCATGAACCGCAAGGCGCAGGCGTGGTTTCACTTGCGCAAACTGTTCCGCAATACGTATCGCGCGGTCATCGAGGGCGCGGAGTTCGACCCCGCCGAGATTATCAGCCTGTCGAGCGCTTTGCCGCTGCTGGGAAAACTGCAAATGGAGCTTTCCCAGCCGACCTACAGCATGAACACGATCGGCAAGATCGTCGTGGACAAAGCGCCCGACGGTGTTAAATCGCCAAACCTAGCGGACGCGGTGATGATGCGCTATGCTCCGATCATTCGACCGATGGTCATCAGCGACGAAGCGTTGGCCCCGAAACGCCCCATGAGGATACGTTAGAGATGCGAGTTAAGTTTACTGATCTAGAACCTTGCTTTGTTCGCTTGACCCGAGAGGGTAATTTTATCGGCGATGATGACGAAATTGTCGCCCCGGACGAAGCGGACGGTGTTTTGTTTTTAAATCCAGTCGAATTTGTCGCGAAAGGCAGTTCGGTCGGTGTAACAAGCGTATTGGTGTGGTTTCGCGGGCGTGTTGCGGATAATGTCTTACCGGGTCCGGGCCGCTGGGATGTTCTGGACCGCAACTTTGAAACTTTCACACTCTCTCCATCAATAGACCTTACGCGAGGCGGTCGGCTTCCGGGTCAGTGGCACGGGTTCGTCAAACAAGGGTACGTCACATGAACCGTTTAAAGACTTGGCTTCGGAATTGGCTGTTCGGTACGGAACCGGTCGTCGCGGCGGCGCAAACCCGTGACCCTCTGAAGATCCGAAACAGCGTGGTCGAAGAGGAATATCGTCATGTCCGCCCGGCGCGCAGCGCCGACGCATGGTTAAAGGTCGCCGCGCCGCTCCCCAAGGTTGTACCGGACGATGCGCCCAAGCTCGCGCTCGATAGCATCAGCCCGATCGTCAACATGCCAACCGATTATAACCCTATGATCTGGTTCGGTGACGGCGACGACGATTTGTTGTGGCTGGGATATCCGTATCTCGCGATGCTGGCGCAGCGGTCCGAATACCGCATGATCGTCGACACTTACGCGCGCGAAATGACCCGCGAATGGATCGAACTGACCACGACGGGCGACGACGATAAGAGCGAGCGACTGTCGGACTTGGCCGACAAGTTCGACCGCGTGTATGGGGCGCGCGACTTGGCGCGGCAGTTGATCCGCACCGATGGGTTCTTTGGGCGGGCGCACCTGAACGTGCGGATGAAGGGCGACAATGACAAGGAACGAAAGACCCCGCTCCGCCGCGATTCGAGCAAGGTCGGCAAGGGGTCGCTGCTGGGCTTCACCGTGATCGAGCCGCTCTGGACGTACCCGGCGACTTATAACGCCAGCGAGCCGCTCGAATTCGACTTCTACCGTCCGCAATCGTGGTACGTGCTGGGTAAGGAAGTTCACGGGTCGCGGCTGCTGACCGTCGTGTCTCGCCCCGTGCCGGATCTGCTGAAACCGGCTTATTCGTTCGGCGGCATGAGCATGACGCAGCTTGCGCGACCTTATGTCGACAATTGGCTTCGTTCGCGGCAATCGGGCTCCGATCTACTGCACTCGTTCTCGACGCTCGTGCTGAAAACGAACATGTCCGACGTGTTGCAGGGCGGCGCGTCGGACATGCTCAGTAAGCGCGCGCAACTGTTCATTACGATGCGCGACAATCGTAACCTGCTGGTGCTTGACAAGACCGAAGAGGAATTCGACAGCGTGAATACGCCCATCAGCGGCGTGGACAAGATGGTCGCCCAGGCTCAAGAGCAAATGGCCAGTCCCGCCGGTATGCCGCTAATCGTGCTGTTCGGCATGGCCCCGTCCGGTTTGAACGCTACGGCGGACGGTGAGCTTGAAGTTTGGGCGCAACGTATCGCCGCCGAACAGGAAGCCGTGTTGCGTCCGACGCTTCAGACCATGCTCGAGATCGTCCAGTTGAGCGAATACGGCGAAATCGATGAGACGATCAGCTTCCGGTTCAACCCGTTGCGCGAACTAAGCGCACTGGACGAGTCGACGATCCGTAAGAATGATTCGGACGCAGCGGCGGCGCTGGTCATGGCAGGCGTTATCGCACCCGAAGACGAACGGACGCGGCTCGCCCAGTCCAAAAACTCGATTTACAATGGCATAGACCTGTCAACGCCCGCATTGCCCGAGGAGGACGACGCGGGCGTTGAAGACGAGACGGACTAGGGCGCTCAACCCAGCACCCACCACGCCACGCCGCCTACGATCAGGCAGACGCCAACCAACACCGTGACCTTGACCCATACAGTCAGCGGCGAACCGTTCGACCAGGACAAGGCGTCACCGGTTCGATCCGGGGCGTGACGTAGCGGCTGCTGCTGTGTGAAGTGATTGAACGGGTCGTGTATCATGGGTGGTAGCTCCTTCTGGTGGCGACGATTCGAGCGGCGTGCCATTGCAGGGCGTTTTCCGCTTCGGTTTTGGTAGCAAACGAGTGGCGATAGGAATTGTCGGGCATCTGGACGTAAACACGGTTTTCTTTGGGATAAGCGCGCGGGTCGCCTCGCGTCACTTCCTCGTTTCCTTCTTTGTCCCACCCACGCAGGTGAACCCAGACCTTCGACCAGTCGGTGAACCAAGCGTCAACCAAGCGAATGAAGACGCCGTACTCGCCTTTGGTTTTCTTGACGAACAGCCTGTCGCTCATCGTTTCACCTCCTAATCGTAAACGGCGAGTGTCACGCCGCACTTGTTACAGGTCAGTTCGCCCCGACCCTGAACGCTGCAATCCATTGAACCGCAGCTATGGCACGGGCCGTTGCCGGTGCGCCGTTCGTAGCGCTTGGCGAGATAGTCACAGCGCGCAATCGCGAGGGACAGACCGTCCGGCGTGCGATCAAACGTGCTGTCCGCGACGGCGTGGGTCGAGCCGTTCCGATAGACCGTATAGTCACGGGGGTTGCGGCACACCCAGAAGTCGCCTGCTTCGCGCATGATGGTCATGATCAGTGCGCCAGTGCGAAGAGGACGGGAAGGCCGAACACAACGGCTAGGGCGAGGAATTCGAGGGCGGTGCGCATCACGCACCTACCGGGGCAACGATCGGCCAAACCAATTCGGTAATGTCGGCGCGGATCTTGCGGAGGCGTTCTTTATCGCGTTCGGCTTCGGGCATGGGAAACACGTCGGTGTGTTCATTGATTTCCGGCAGTTCGTCGAGAAGCGATAAGTCAATCAACCGTTCTGTCTCGCCGATGAAGTGCGCAATGTCCGCGCGGCTCATCTTTTTGTTCGACGGCAAGAGAGACGATACGTTCGCACCGCTGCGACGCGCGTATAGCGACCAGACGCCTTTCGTGAGCGATACGATTGCGAAACGAGACGAAGGGGACGTAACGTAAGCGTCCGTCTGCTTCGCATACACTGCGCCTGGGCGCGCGTAGGGGCTGTGAAGAATGAGCGTATTGATCTTTTTCATGCTGGTCATCTCCGAGGTTCCGCTTCAGCGGCTTTGATGTATTCGCGCGGGTATTGCGCCAGATTGGACAAAATGTGATCGGCGAGAACGAGATTGAAGATATCCCACTTCGCGTGACCGTTCGATTTCAGAGACGCGAGAACACCCGGCATTTCCGGGGATTTTGGTCCGATATATTTCCACGCGAGGTCATCCCAACGCATCGTCAGAGGCGGACGGCTCATGTCGGCGAGAACGACAAGTTTGGTTTCCGGCGCGAGGTTGTAAGGCATATGAGATGTCTCCTATCTACAAACACACCCTAGCCGCAATTGACGGAGCCGTCAACACCTAATTTGCACGTTTCATCGCGCCGCGCTACAGTGCGCCAACCCGTGATCATCGAGCGCCGCCATGACCGTTAAACTGCTACCCGCTATCCGTCCGAACGCAGGCGCTCAGGCCAATTACGAGCGCAAGCTGGGCGCGCTGATCGACGAAATGAACGACTCGATCGACTATTGGATCAAGGCGGCATACCGCGCGAACGAACCGCATATGGCTGCTGACGCCAGCCCGGCGATGGTGCTGCGCGAGGCGTTGCAGCGGCTTCGACGGCGCTGGCAAAAGAAGTTTGACGAACTCGCCCCGAAGCTCTCCCGCAAATTCGTATCGAACGCGACCGGTCCGACCGATGCCGCGTTCATGCGCGCTCTGCGCGATGCGGGCTTTACGGTTCGTCCCGTGCTGTCCCGGCGCGTCAACGATGTGTTGCAAGCGGCGGTTGGCGAGAACGTGTCGCTCATCAAGTCGATCCCCGAACAGCACTTCACGCGGGTCGAGGGGATGGTGATGCGCTCGGTACAGGCCGGGCGCGACGTTGGCGGATTGTCACGGGATCTGCAGACCGCATTCGGCATAACCCGCCGCCGCGCCGCGTTCATTGCGCGCGACCAGAATAATAAGGCTTCAGCCGTCATACAACGAGCGCGGCGTCTCGACCTGGGACTGACAACAGCGATCTGGTTGCACAGTGGCGGTGGACATCACCCGCGCCCCAAACACCTCGCGTTCAGCGGCAAGGAATACGACATTCGTGAAGGCGCGCCGATTGGCGACAAGGGACAGAAGGTCCATCCGGGTGAAGAACCGGGCTGTTTTACAGGGGACATGCCCGTTTCAATCGCTAATGGTCTGTTGCACGTATGGCGTACGGCGTTCAACGGACCAATGGTCTACTGTCGTGTGGGTCCCCATTTGCTCAAGGGTACACCGAACCACCCAGTATTGACCTCGCGGGGGTGGGTTCCGTTGGGCGTCTTGGAGAATGGCGACAAGATCATTCGTGTGCGCGATAATGGTCGGGATGTGGTTGACAACCAAGTAAATGAAACCATACCCCGCTTCGTTGATCTTTTCGAATCGCTCTCTCGTGTTTTTGGCCACGATAGCCTGAACGGAAGCGGTTTTAATTTCTACGGCAATGTTCCCGATGGCGATGTCGATCAAATATCGATCTGCGACGGGTTTTTGACATTCTATGACAAAATTGTTAGCTCGCAAAATATCGGCGATTTCAAATTCACCGAAACCGATACTCGTGTCTTCAAAACCTTGTTGAGCGTAATGCGACATGTTTTGCCGGCGGACATCTTGCGCCTTAGCGATTTGTTTTTGGCGAACGGCGGGAAGCTGCCGGGCGGCTTTGATGTAATTAGCTTCGCTCCTGCTGCGGATTTTCACGCCTGCCTGGCGCAGAACGTTTTGGACATTAGAGGACGAGGTTTTGGGAAGACCCAGATGGATAGCGATTGCGGTCGAGCCGAAACCTTCTCCGTACAGACGAACGATTTCATCCTTGAGACCGCCCCAATCAACTCGGCGGTCCGTTTTAATACCGCGTCGGCGGAGGGAATAGCCGAGTACATCAGCCGTGAACCCGACTTCAGCGGCGGCGTCTTTGAGTTTGGCACCGTCATTTATGAGGTTGATTGCGTGACGGAGAAGGTCATCAGGGATTACTCGGGCCATGTTTATACCGTTGAAACGTTGAATGGTTTCTATAGCGTTTCCGGTGGGTTTATCCAAGCGAAAAATTGCCGCTGCACGAGTCGAATTAAATTGACGCTTTCGTCATAGCGCGGTATGTGTGAGCGGCAACCACGTTCGAAAGGCATAGGACGATGACCCTTACCGTACATTCCCGCGACCTGAACGACCCGAACGGCTTCGCCGACGCGATAAAACAGGTCGGGCGCGACAAACTGGCGGCGCTTCTCGACGCGCGCGTTCTGCCGCTGTTCGCCAACACCACGTTTCGTTCGTTTCAGTCGGGCAATCCGCGCCGGGCGGCGAAATCCACCCCCGTGACTATCGACATGACGTTCACCTTCAGCGACGAGGAACTGAGCGATGTGGATAAAGCATGACGGTACGGGATGTCCGTTCGAACCGGGCTGTATCGTCGAGGTGCAACAGCGCGACAACGTGGTTTACCGGGTTCGGGTCACCGACGCGGCGCACAACCCGCGACCAATCGTCAACGGGCGCATGTGGTTTAACGGGTGGTTCTGGCTGACCGACCCCAGCCACGACTCGCGGCACGACCTGGTGCGCTACAAACTGGTCTCCGTTCCGTCCGAAGACCTCTATCGGACCGCCCGCGCGCCCCGTAGCGCGTGTATCGACCGGATGGTCGGTCGCTATGCGTCGAACACGAGACGGTGAAGTTATCTGCCGATGCGGGGCGTATGAGTTTCCGCACCGTCTGACTGGCGGCGCGTGCGAGGGGCGACCGATTGTCGAGGATTACTTCTTCGGGTCCGACTGCCGCGAATGCCACTATCTGGGCGATCAGGACGGTCGGCGCGTTTGCCAGGTCATCGAAGGCGGCGACAACGTGGCACAATGCCCGGTGTGGCGCGAGACGATCAGTCGCGACGAGGTACGGCTATACGGGGCGCGGTGGTGGCGCGAACGGGAGATTGACTACCAGGTCAAGGTGTGATTACCCTGACCATTCTCTACTTTTTCTTTGATCAAAGGAAACACATCATGAAATATCTCGTTTATGGGGCGATGCTCCTCGTGGCTTCAGTGGCGGCTCTGAGTATCGGCGTGCTTTTCGCAACGCATGTCATGCCACCGACTTTCGCTGTCCCGATTCTCGCGGCGTCCATCGCCGTCGTGACTGCAATCGCCGTGCTTTTCGTACGTCGTCCGCAAAGTCGGGCGTACTTGCGAACAAGTCTGTGCGTACTGTATTTTGCCGTTTTAAACCTCGCCGCCCAAGTCGTCTGGACTGTTCGTCGCGTCGGGAGGGCGCGGCACTTCTCGATTGCCTAGTTTTTGACGACACAAGCATTTAATAACGCCCCGCTTTACACGAGCGGGGCGTTTTGTTATCTCTGGACAATGCCGTTCGCCTCGTCCTCTCAGAAACGACTCATGGAAGCCGCCGC